TTCCTGTTTTAGCAGATGCAAATTTGCATGCAGCTGTCAATAAAATTACATGTATCTATGTATATACTGAGGATGGAGTAGAACGAATAGTTCCTATTCATCATACTGAACAAATAACCGGCTTTTCAGAACATCTACAAAGATTTTTACAACTTGAGAACATCTTTGTATATGACAAGAAACAATGGATTCAAATGAACGGTAATAGTGCCGTATGGGATATTAAAACTTTGTGGTGGTACACCTATTCAGAAGCATATGATGAATCTCACTATCCAACGGCAGCTCATCGGTTTTATTGGAGGAGACATACGGCATTGCCTAATGTTAATGCAGTGATACCATTAATGCAACATTTAGCAATGTGTCAAAAAATTCGAAAGTATGCCTGGCCTATGTGTGTTAATGCAAAATTAGATGCATCGTATTTAAAATTCAATGAAACATATCCAACTGTATTTTCACAGATTGAACAATCAGGATTGCGAGTAACCGAAGAATTTAGAATGCCAGAATTGGTAACTAATGGATTTGTGTATTCACAATACAACTATCATACGGTAACTGGTCGACCTAGTAATGCAGCTCGAGGATTTAACTTTGCTGCAATGAACAAAGAAGATGGAACTAGGTCGGCCTTCTGTAGCAGGTTTGATAATGGCGCATTGGTAGAAATGGATTTTGATTCATATCACGTTAGGTTGATTGCCCGGATAGTCGGATATGATTTTCCAGATTCATCAGTGCATGATTATCTAGCAAAATATTACTTTGGTGATTCGGTGACAGATGCGCAACGGGAAGAAAGCAAACAAATAACGTTCCGATTGCTGTATGGTGGTATTGACAAAGAATTTTTAACGATACCATTCTTTGAACAAGTAAATGATTTTGTGTATCGATTATGGGCAAAGTGGAAAGCATCTGGGTGTGTTGAAACACCAATATTGGGCCGTAAGATATGCAAAGATGCGGTGCAAAACATGACAGCAAATAAATTGTTTAATTACTATTTACAGGCTCTAGAAACAGAAGTGTCTGTGCAAAAGTTGCAGCAAGTTCAACACATATTAATGAATCGGGATACCTGCATGATTTTATATACATATGATTCTGTGATGTTTGATGTACCTATCGCAGAAGCACAAGAAATTGTACCAGAAATTAAGAGCATATTAGAATCCGGTAAATTCCCGGTAAAAGTAAAAGTTGGCAATATTTATAGTAAAATGAAAACTATTTCGTTATGAACATAGATTCTATATTAACAGAGTGGTGTTATCGATTACCAAATGGGTATCCTTCAAAATCTAAAGATTATGAGGTATTATATGATGTACTCATAGAAACTGCAAAAATATCACCAGATGCTGCTAGAGCTATAGTCAAACAAGCTCAAGGCACATTAACAAAAATGGTTACTGAAGCTGTGAAGTTTGATTCTATAGAAAATACAATGTTAATCAATGCAGTAAATCAAGCAGGTAAAACTGAACAATTTACTCAGTTTTTACGATTATTGCCGACAGAAGCTGATACTATAACTTTAAATTTTTTAAATAATATGTCAGCAGAGCAGTGCGCGCAGTTTGCTGATTTATTATATTCGAAAACACAGGTGTCTGAAGAAGACTTAAATTCCGTAGATTTTCGTAGTGGCATTGGGTTAAGTTTGTTTCGATTAGAACCTAAAGGTTTAGGAAAAGGTGAAATATTTTTAGCTGCTTTGATACAAGGAGCTCGTTTAAATGGATCCGGTGCAAGTTTTGATATGACTGCTAATGGCGGTGCTTATGAAATTAAAGATTATCAAGGCGGAGCTGGAAATGCTAAATCTATACGATTAGGAACAAAAGCTACGGTAACACGTTTTAACTTTTGGGACGAAATTGTAACTACATTGAAACGAATTGATCAACTTCGTGGTACAATAGAAAATCTAAAATTCGATTTTCGTAAATATTTTAATGAAACGTTACTAAGTGCTATTGCCTATTTAGATGAACGGCGCACATTTATTTTAGGTGGAAACTTAAATATGAAAGATAAACAGTTTTTAATGCAGTTCTATCGAGAAGCAAATGCGTTGAACACTGAAATACAAGGTTATACTAATATTATTTTGCGAGGTCCGAATGCCACGCCGATAGAAATGTCAATTGAACCAATTGAAAAAATGAAAAGCGGTGCGTTAGTTGTTAAGCCAATTTCAGATGGTAGTTCGGATATTACATATATTAATGCTGAATTGCGACGTTTAAAATATGTACGAAATCCAAATGATTTAGATGAAGATCTGCAAGAAGCAGTTAATCAGATAATTGGTGATGATTTGCAATTTATTGTGTTTAGAAAAGACCGTGTGCGTATAACAAGTGACTTTCGGTACGTAGTAATTGATGCTGGTAAAATTCGAATCATTGAAAAAGCTATAGGTACAAACAATATTGATTTAAGTGATACACAAATAACTGAGGAAAATGAATTGTGAAAACCCAACTACTTTGCACATTTGCACATCGTACAGATCTAAATATTATAACAGATTACATACAAACAAGCTACGAAATTCCAGAACATCGAATATTTGTATTTTCTAATGCAGATTCTATTGATAATTTATATTGCACATACAATGCTACTATGACTACGAGAAGAGGCCAGAATACTATTAGCATTCATCGTAAAAAAGAAACCAATACTCTGTATACGGTTAATGCACTAAATGAAGTTATAAAAAATGTGAATAACGGCGTATTGGATAAAACATATCAATTAGATTGGGTTAAATACCGCAATTCATTTATACTTACAGATGATACAAGTTATCGTGTAATTCCATTAGTTTTCTTCAAGAAAATTACATGGGCTTGATATTTATATTTATATAGGATATGACAATGATAAAGTTAAAACATTTACTTAAAGAAGATAATTTCAATTCAACTGATAATTTAATGATTGTATTTTCGGGTGATGAAAAATTCATGGATCGTGTTGCCATAAATATTTTAAAAAAATATGGATTTGATAAAACTCAAATAAATCGATCATACGATGCAAATGAAGGAATTGTTGAATTTACAGTGAATATGTCAAGTGATATTGCAGAAAAAATTGGAGATGCATTAGAAAAAGCCGATGGTGTCACAAACCAATATGGCGGTTACTATGAGCTTGAAAAATAAACAAAAAAAACTTAATAAATTACTTTGAATTAACGAATTAATTACTTATAATGTAATTAATATTTTATATTTTTATTAACCAATTAAAAGGAGTTAACTAATGGCTTTAAATTTAGATGCTATTAAAGCAAAACTGAATCAGTTGAATAAGGCTGATGACAAAAAACAAAATTTGTGGAAACCTGAAGCAGGTAAGACACGTATCCGAATTGTACCGTACGTACATCGCAAAGAAAATCCATTTCTAGAATTGTATTTCCATTATGACATTGGTAAGCGTTCAATGCTTTCTCCAGTATCATTTGGCAATGCTGATCCAATTGTCGAATTTTCTGATAAATTGAAAAAGACTGGCGACAAAGATGAATGGATCATGGGTCGTAAAATCGAACCTAAAATGAGGACATATGTCCCGGTTATCGTTAGAGGTAAAGAATCCGAAGGAGTTAAATTTTGGGGATTTGGTAAAACAATTTACACAGAACTTCTTTCTATCATTTCCGATCCAGATTATGGTGATATTACGGATCTTATGAATGGGCGTGATATTGATGTAGAATTTACTCCAGCAGAAGGCGGAGCGTTTCCAAAAACATCAATTCGAGTAAAACCAAATACACAACCTGCTACGGATGATAAAGCAGTTGCTGAAAAGATTATGAATCAGCCACAAATCACTGATATCTTCCCCGAGCCTACGTATGAAGAACTTGAAGCTGCACTAACAGAATGGATGAATCCAGAAAATGCAGATTCAGATGTTGACGCCGAAGAAGAAGCACAGGCTGTCCCAGCACCAAAGGCATCATCAAAGCCAGCACCCGGTAAAGTTGATGACGTTGCATCTGCATTCAATGATCTTTTCAATTAAGGAGTTATAAATGGCAAAGAGTAAAAGCAAACTAGAACTGGAAGATGCTCTCGCAAGTACCTTAGCAGATAGTATTAACAAGCAATTTAAGGGGCAAGCATTAAAAACTGCATTCTTTCTAGATGGCGATGATGATGCACCTAGCAATGTTAAAGATTGGGTTTCATCTGGTTGCGATTCACTCGACTTGGCAATTTCAAACCGACCGAACGGAGGATTCCCAGTAGGTCGGATTACTGAAATTACTGGACTAGAAGCTTCTGGTAAATCATTGTTAGCATCCCACGCATTGGCAGAAACACAGAAGAAAGGTGGGTTAGCAGTATATATTGATACTGAATCAGCTACTAGCACTGAATTTTTGCAAGCTATCGGTGTTGATCTTAAGACAATGCTTTATGTTCCGTTAGAAACAATTGAAGAAATTTTTGAAACTATTGAAACAATTGTTGAACAGGTTAGAAAGTCAAACAAAGATCGATTAGTTACAATTGTAGTTGACTCAGTAATGGGTGCATCCACAAAAATTGAAATGGCTGCTGAATATGATAAGGATGGGTATGCTACTAGTAAATCAATCATACTTTCAAAAGCAATGCGTAAAGTTACCAATTGGATTGCTCGTGAAAATATTTGTTTGATTTTTACTAATCAGTTACGAACTAAACTAGGAGTATCATTTGGTGATGCTTGGACAACCTCAGGCGGTAAAGCTATTCCATTTCATGCATCGGTAAGACTGCGATTAAAAAACACCGGGATGATCAAAGCAAAGATTAATGGTGTTGAACAAGTAGTTGGAAGTAAAACTGAAGTGCAAGTCGTTAAGAACCGAATGGGTCCTCCACACCGAAAAGTGAATTATGATATCTATTACGATTCAGGTATTGACAATTATGGTGGTTGGTTAGAAATCATGAAAAA